TTTAAAATAGTCACGATCCAAAAGTCTAGGGTGCCAAGCATACGCGCCATTTTTAAGGAATGGAGTGCCGATCTCACCATTAATATAGATTGCTCAATTGTCGATCCTAAAATAGTAGAAGACTGGTTAGTTTATGCAGGCGACCGTGTCGGCCTTGGCTCACGCAGGCCATACGGCCCTACACCTGGGGAATATGGAAGATTTTATATAACAGAATTTAAGGAGATTAAATAAATATGACAGCTTTAGTTGAAGATACAGATCTAGAAGATAATGATGATTTTCTCGTTGAAGGACGAGAATTAATCATAAAGAAATTAAAAGAAAATGACCTTTTACGCTATGGAGCAACCATATCAGAGGGTCTAATCAGCTCAATCATGAATGTTGAGAAAAATAATGTGCCCTTTGAAAAATGGCAATTCACAGTTTTGCAATTCCGCGAAGTTGTCAAAAAAGAGGGTTTTTTTGTCACATCACGAGGAAAAAATAACGATATTTATATCCTACAACCCCATGAAATGCCAATCCATAATTCCAAGAAAACCAAGGCTGTTTTCAGGAGTTTAAAACAACGGCAGCGATCATTGCATATGATCGACACTTCATTTTTAGGTGAAGAACACAGAAAGAAACTAGAATTTGAAATATTAAAAAACGCCTCTCTAGAACTAGAGATGGCAAATCTCGCAAAATCGAGATGCAGGTATTAGAAATTGTTTTTCGCACCGGTTCACACCGGACCGAAGCATGGCACACCGTGGCATTGCGGACTACTGCGTACCAATGCGATCCATGGCGACCCAAACCAAGAAGAGGGGCTGCTGCCCCTCTTATTTTTAAACTAATTAGGCTTGGAATCCGACTTTCATGGTCAGCCAATGTATAGCTCCTGCACCTGCCCGGTGCAATAGGTGCGCGAACGGAGCAACCGTATCTCCATTGTCAAAAGTATAAGCCTGTGTCGCAGAAGGCGCGGAACCGTCAATCGTGTAGGTGACAACGCCTGCCGCAGAGACCAAAACTTGCAAAGTATGCGTTTGTCCGTCCGTCCAAGCATCAGTTGTATTAGTACTATTTACCGCTCCACTGTTTAATCTATCCTGAATGACAACTGTCGCGTCATTGGTATCAAAATTTAAACCAATAGCACAGAAATCGGTATAACTAGTATAGGTTGCATTATTTGCTTCTGTTTTTCTGAAACCGATGAAATATGGATCAGCCCCTGAAACGTCGGCGACGGTGAATTCCCACTCCAAGAAGAAGGCGGCGCTTGTTCCGATGGTGAAGGTATGGCGGCTAGTTGCTAACGCCGCGCCAAAATTGTACTCGTGGCCTTCGGTTGCCGTCAGGTCTCCGGATACTTTGAGGCCTGTAGCATCCATTACCGGTGCGATCAGAGTTTGACCGGCCCCCAACACAAATGCCTCCATCGTCATCCCTGGGAATGCAAGCAGGTTTACTGTGCCTGTCGCCCCCGTAGGTAGTGCTGGAGCGGATCCGCTTAGCAGGCAAAGGGGGTTAGCCTGAAAGGTATGGTCATCTCCGCTGGAACTTAGGAACTCGGCGTCGATCTCTTCGATCGTTCCGACAAAGGTTGTCTTTCCGGTTCCAGAAGCCAATGTCAGGCTGGAGGCGCCTGTGGCATTCCCGATGCGGACAGCTCTAGCAATCGCGTTCTGGCCTATATCTAGGGCACCAGTACCGCAATTTATTACAACTGAAGTCGATCCCGTGTCATTCCCGATCGTGATCGTTCTCGCGGCAGCGCCAGTACCTACGTTGATGGCAAAGGCGTCAGCGACTGTGCCAATGCCTATGGCAGCTCCGGCAGAGTTAATTGCTACAGTGCTTACGGAGTCAATTGAGATTGCACCGGCAAGGGTATTACCGATGGCAACGGCTCCTGTGCTGGTCCCCGTGTTTATGGAGGTATTCACGTTGATGCTGTCGTTGATTAGGCAGATCGCGTCGATGTTGATGGTTGTCAGACCATCAGCATTACCGATGTTTGCTGTCTTTGTCCCGGTACCGCTGATAAGATTGAGGGCCATAGTGCCAGCGACTCTATTACCAGATGCGATATTTGTTGTGTGAGTACCAGAGGTTACAGTTCCGCTTGCGATATTGGTAAGAACCTGTCCGGTTGTTACCCCGCCGGTGTTTACGTTGACGGTTTTAACCGAGTCGGCATTGGTCGTCGCGCCATCCGGTGCGATATCAATGGTATCGGTGACGGCCGCAGTGACAACGGTGCCCCCGCCGACGGTGATGGTTCGGGATGTTGTTGGAGCAATGTCGCCGACGCCGATTGTCGAGCAATCCGCGTCCGTGCCAAAAAGCAGTCCGCCAGTGCCCGCTTTGATCTGTAGGCCACCACCAGCGTTGGAAGCCTCAATGATGATCGCAGTGGCAGAAGCCGCCGAGCAGGTTAAGTTGGTGGCTGTCGCGGTATCTACAGACAATCCGGCAGCCGAATCAATGGTGATTGCGCCGGCCGAGGCGGACCCAATGGCCACAGTATGCGCGACCCCTCCGGAATTGCCTATGCCGATTGCTCTGATTGTCGTACCTATACCGATGTTTACCGCGCCGACCGCGTTATCTGTAGCAAGATTTAACGCTGTGCCGGCGGTATTGATAGTAGCTGACGCGTTGGCAGTTAGAAGACCGGTAAACGTCAGCCCTGTAGTCGTGAATGCTCCATTGGAATCAATGGAAGCGACTTCAATAGAGGCCGAATCGACAAAGGAAACTTTATTTGTTGCTGCCGCATCCCCCATTTTTACGATAATATCTTGTCCGGCGACAGCATTAATGTTTGTATCAACCGCCCCGGTGCTTGTAAAGATTGGAGATACGCACGAAGTATTGCAAGTCGCAGTGGTGAACGTCGCGGCAGCCGCTGTAGTCGCTCCAATGATGGCGTCAAGATTAACAAATGTCGCGGTACCGTTCGAGTCTATGCTTGCCACTTCGGCGTTTCCGCTGTCTGTGAAGCTGATCTTATTGGCAGCTGCGGCATCGCCCATGCGCATTGTAATGTCGCTCGCGGCAGCCGATCTAATGGCAAGTCCTGCGGCGGCCGTGTAAATAGGAGAGGTCACAGACGTCGCAAGCGTTATCGCCGCGTCAAGATTGACCGTCACCGTGCTGCCTGCCCCGGCAGTCGCGATATTGGTGCCACCAGTAAAGGTTATATTTCCCGCGGCGGGGCTTAACGCGCCTCCTGTGTCCGCGGTCACGGTATCAACGTCAGATGCCCCAGGGGAGGCTATCGCCCATGTGGCAGCTCCAGAAGAAAGTTGGCAAAGTGTCCATGCTTGGGCGGTATCTGTACGAACCCACATTTGCCCTAGCGGATATCTGGTATCGGTACTTGTCGGCGATCTCGTGGCGACAACCGGAACGGGGAAAACATTGACAAAAGCAGATGTAGAACCTTGGGCTTGTGAAATTCTAGACATTTTAGTCTCCTAAAGTGGTTTTTTCTCATACTTATGAAGCGATATTTTATTTGCAAAATAAATTTATAGTTTATATATATTTAAATATGAAAAGAACGGCTACCCTTATCATAAAACTGACTCAAGAAGAGCGAAAGATTATTAAAATCGCGGCGATTGAGCGCAATTTAACCTCTTCGGCTTTAGTGCGCCAAGCAATCGCAATCTATTTAGAGAAATACTGCAAAAATGTCTACTGACAATAAAAAAATCCTATATAAACCGCGTGATTACCAAGAACATTTTGAGAAAGCCATGTTCAATGGTAAGCGCAGGGCTTATCTTCTCTACCACAGACGCGCAGGAAAGGATTTTTCCTGCTGGTGCTTTATGATTCATTGCGCTTTGCGTGACAATCCGGGCCTATACTATTATTGCGCTCCAACCTATACCCAAGCAAAAAGGATCATCTGGTATGGCATTGATGAAGCCGGCAATAGACTTTTGAACTACATACCCGCCGAATATATCAAAGGAAAACCCAATAGTACAGAATTGCGGATCGATCTGACAAATGGTTCTATCATTCAGCTTGTTGGTTCGGAGAACTACGACGCTCTTAGGGGAACAAACCCAAAAGGCGTTGTATTTAGCGAGTATGCAATACAAGATCCACGCTGTTGGAACGAAGTCATAAGTCCTATATTGCTAAAAAATAACGGCTGGGCTGTCTTCAATACGACGCCCCAAGGGCATAACAGTGCCTTCGAACTCTGGCAAACAGCCAAACATAGCGATAATTGGTATACACGTTTACTCACCATTGATGACACCGGCCTTATCACCAAGGAACAAATTGCCCGAGAGATAGAAGAAGGAAAAAGCCAAGAGCTTATCGAACAAGAATATTACTGTTTTCCTTCCGGACAATTTGTCATGACTTCAGATGGCATGAGAGATATTAGCGAAATAAAACCCGGAATGATTGTCCTTTCTCATACAGGAAGGTTTAGAAAAGTTGTTGAAACTTCCGAAAGGAACTTCGAAGGCTTTCTCGTTCGAATAAAATCCTATGGTTCAAGAGAAGATATACTATGTACTCCGAATCATCCAATTAGGGTGTACGAAAGACATTCGCAGAATTTTAGATGGATTAAAGCGGAACACATTAAAAAAAAATACCGTCTTTTTTTTCCAAAATCACGCTTTTCAGGAAACTACCTATCAGAAGATTTTATCAAAATGATGGCATGGTATATTTGTGAAGGCAGCTCCGGCCTTAATCATATTCAATTTACTGTTAAAAATATAGAAGAGGCCAAATATGTATCTAATATATGTGAAATTTGCAAATACAAAACAACTATTAGACAATGCGAAACAGCTGTTAATGTAATAATAAATGATACAAATCTTGTAGATACTCTAAAGTCTCTTTGCGGATGTGACGCGGAATCTAAAAAAATACCTCTTCATCTTTTAGGCGACAATTTTAAGGTATTTTTTTACGAATTAATGAAAGGAGATGGATGTGATCATGAAAATAGAGGATCTCGGCGGATTTCTTTTACTACAATCAGTAAATCTCTCGCGTATCAAGTGCAGCTTCTCGCGCATTCTTTATGTCTAACTGCAGGCATTTATACGAGGGAGGCGCATACAGGAAATATTTGTGGCAGATCTGTAAATTGTAAAAAAAGTTATGTAGTTCAGATAGGATCTTTAAAAATAAAACAAGAAAGCACCACTCTTATACGGGGAAAATATGGCATTGGCGCTTGCGTTAAAGACGTTTCAAAAGAATATTTTAAAGGAAAAGTTTATAACATAAAAGTCCAATTTGATGAAAGTTATGTCGTTAATGGCAGAGCTGTGCATAATTGCTCCTTTTCCCGTGGAATCGAAGGTGCTTACTATGGCAGACTTGTTAAGACCCTCCTAGAAACAGATCGCTTTTGCAATGTTCCCTATGATACTCACGCACCGGTAAATACCTATTGGGATATCGGTATTAATGATTCTACGGTAATTCTGCTTGCGCAAAATATTGGTAAAGAAGTCCATATTATTGATATGTATGCTAATCAGGGTGAAGGTCTCAACCACTATGCTAATTGGATACAAAAAACCGCCGATAAAAAAGGGTATATCTATGGAAAACACTATGCACCCCATGACATACAGGTAAGAGAACTAGGCTCGGGAGCAAAAACACGATTAGAGACTGCGAAAGAATTAGGAATAAACTTTGAAATTGTACCAAACCTACCCATTTCTGAAGGAATTGAACTCGGAAGATGGCTTTTTCCAAAATTGTGGGTTGATAAAAAGAATTGTAAAACATTTATAAAAGCTGCGGAAAATTACCATAAAGGGTATAATGAAAAATTAAATGTATACAGCGAAAAACCCGTGCATGACTGGAGTTCAGACTACATGGACAGCTACCGATACATGGCCATTATCCAAAGCGTCAACCAGACAAGCGGTCAGATGACCGAACAAGACGCGGACAAAATGGAAAATAAATATTCTTTGCATAAACAAACAAAACCTTCATACATAAGATAAATATGCCCTTAGTTAAAGGCAAAAAAGCCAGAACAAGGTCCGGAGTCTCGGAGAATATTAGCAAAGAGACGCGTGCGGGAAAGAAAAAAGACCAAGCTGGCGCGATAGCAATGTCAGCAGCCGGTAAAAAGCGCTCAAAGCGCAAAAAATAGCAACAGCTCACAACTGTTGCAGGGTGGGACTGATCATCCCTACAAGGCCGTTCCCTTGGCCCTGCTTCCTTTTCAGACGGTGGAAAGAAAAAAACCGTTTTTTGGATTGGAAGTATGGCCTCAAATCAACAGATCATCACCGATTTTAACACTTTCTATAGCGATAGTTATGCTACATGGAATCCGTTTTTCGCCGAAGCTGAAAGAGACCTCCGATTTTTTCTGGGCGATCAATGGCAACGCGAGGAAAAGGATAAGCTTTTTCAGGAAGGCAGAAACGCCTTCGTCTTCAATAAAATCCGCCGCACCCTCAACATGGTCTCCGGCTACCAGCGAAAGAATAGGCTTTCGTCCGTTGTAATCCCCATCGAAGATTCCGACCAAAAAACATCGGATCAACTCTCAAAACTACTTTTATATGTGATGGGCTACGGGGAAGGCTACCAAGTGATTTCAGACTGTTTTGGCGGAGCGCTGAAAACCGGATGGAATTTCTTCTCCATGTGGATAGATTACCGCGACGATCCTATTAATGGGGATATCCGATTTTCAAGAGAGCCATACAACGCGTTTATTGTAGACCCTTATTTAACAAAACTCGATTTTTCTGACTGTGCCTACATATTATCGAGAAAATACATGGGACTCGCACAAACTATATCGCTATTACCTGAGCACTCTAAAGAACTAAAACGCCTTGATAAATACGGATGGGAAAAAGACGACAAATTTACCTGGCTTCCCTATCAACGCAACCCAAATGGACAGACTCTATTAGCCTATAATGAACTGCATCAGCAAAAGTGGCGTAATGTCCCTATGTTAGTCGATATGGAGACAGGCGAAACGTTGGAATTTGATAGGGGAGATGATGCAATAGGTCAATTTCTTTCTATTTATCCACAACTAAAAGTTATCCAACGGCCGCAAAGATATATCGAAAAACACATCATTGTTAATGATGAGCATATTAAAACAGAAATTAATCCTTTTGGCCTGGATGAATATCCCTATGTCCCAATCAGCGCAATCTTTGAACCCGAATCAGATCAGTGGGAATTAAAACTCCAATCGCTTTCAAGATGTTTGATTGATCCGCAGAGAGAGAGCAATAAAAGACGCTCCCAAATGAGTGATCTGCTTGATTCTCAAATTAACAGCGGATACATCGCCGAAGAAGACAGCGTTATAAATCCACGGAGTTTATTCCAAACATCGCAAGGCCGTGTCATTTGGAAGAAGAAAAATACTCAACCAGGCGCCATCGAAAAGATTCAACCTGCACAAATCCCTCCTTCCATGTTCCAACTGCAAGAACTCTTTGATCGCGACCTTATGGAAATCGCAGGGGTAAATGACGCCGCTTTCGGCCAAACGGAAAACGCCAATGATTCAGGCGTTATGATGATGCTCCGCCAAGGAGCTTCGATCATTAACCTTCAAGAACTTTTTGACAACCTGCGTCTATCGCAAAAAAACATTAGCAAAAAAGTTCTGAAGCTTATTCAACAATGGGATTCTAAAAAAATCCAGCGCATTCTTAATGAAGCCCCAACCGAACAATTTTATGAAAAAGACTTCACAAAATACGACGTTTCCATCCAAGAAGGCATTTTAACAGATTCACAAAGACAGATGTACTTCCGCCAACTTGTCGACCTTAAACAATTGGGTGTCCCTGTCACAGGAGAAATGCTAGCAAAAGCCGCTCCAATACAAGGGAAAAGCATATTCTTGGAAGAACTCGCACAAGTTGAGAAACAACAAGCTGAAGCTGCTCAAAAACAAGCACAAGTTCAACAACAACTCATGCAAACGCAAAGTCAGTCCGCACAGGCGAAAGCTATTAATGATTTGGCCGGCGCTTCTGAACGCAAAGCAAGAACCCATAGCAATCTAGCCTTATCAACAGAAAGAATATCTGAAAGTGAACAAAATCGTTCTCAAGCAGCACTGGAAAGGGCAAAAACAATAGTCGAAATAGCAAAAATGGAAGATGAGCGCCTTTTTAAATTTTTAGATTATGTTCGTTTATTGGAAGCTGAAGAAATAGAAGATAGGGAAGCAATTGCACGGAAAGTGGGTGCACAAACTGAAAAAATAATTATGTCAACTAATCAAGATCAACAAGTGATAAACACGCCAACTTCTGGACAAGTTGATCAACAGCAGGGAGCTTTGGCAGGTCAACAATGAGTTTTAGAATTTTAAGTGATTTAGAAATATTTACTGAATGTGCTGCAAAAATTGTTCTTTTGCCTTTTTACTTTATAGGGAAAGGATTGAAAAATTTTACCACAAAAATCGCAACTTACATCCATAAATATGCCGATACAGGAAGAGCGGATTTTTATGCAACGAAAACATTGCAACCCATGGCCCAGGGCCAGTAAACAAGGAGATTAACATGGCAGAATATTCAGCCAAGACGCCATCCGGCGGCGCTATGCCAAAAGGATTAGGCGGAGAAATGGGGCACGATAAAGCTCCAAAGAAATGCGATGTGTATGCACCGCAGAAACAAGATTTATCACGCGTTGACAAACAACCCGTTGGTAATCTTGGATATCCTAAACAAGCTTGGGATTATAAGTATTAACTATGGTTCAGGAACTAGGCGAGACAGTACAGGAGATGCAAAAAGGCGACGAGAAGTTAATTGAAGAAATTCTTAATCGGCGACCTTCCGGACACTACTGGATACTGATTCATTATAAGCCAACTGGAAAATTCCTAAAATCGGGCGAACAAGTAATCATGCATGTTGTCAAAGACTATGACAAAAAGCCTAAAAACTTTCTAGGGACCATTATCCTAGAAGTCAAAGATGGCGAAATCGTCAAAGAAACCATCAATATTCATGATATCCCAATAGATTGGTCACTAATTCTCCCGAAAGCAGGATTAATAGAAACACCCTATGTCCAGCACAGATCTGACATAACGGGTGCCTATGTTTATAACAAATAGTGCCGCCTACTCAAGGGCGAAAGTGAAGTCATGGAACAAGAAGACCTACCGGGCGAATATGTAGCAGAGGCCGCCGCTCCGCCAGCCACAACCGAACCTGAATCGCAGGCACAACTTCCCGTGGTACAGCAAGTACCCCTGGACGCGTTGCAAGCCGAGCGATCTGAAAGGCAACGGCTGCAAGAAGAAGTGCGTTTGATGCGTGATAATATGGCATTAATGCAAGCTCAGCAGAAGTTTCAGCAAAACCAACACGCTGAACCTGAATCTAAACTGTCCGATGATGATGTCCTTACTGTTGGGGAAGCGAAAAAATACCTCAACACTATAGACAACAACTATCGGATGGGTCTGCAAGAGCTCAAAATTGCCCAAAAATATCCCGATTATCAAACCACGGTGACTAAATATTTACCTGAAGTTTTAAAACAAAATCCAAGTTTACGCTCTACTCTAGAAAAAACTCAGGATTTCGAACTCGCCTATTATTTAGCAAAAAATAGCTCCTCTTACATCTCGGAAAATAAGTCCGCAAAGAAAAACGCAGATGCTGAACGCATAGTTAAAAATGCCGGAAAGGCAGGGTCTTTATCAAGCGTGGGGCAGTCTTCTCCGATAAGCGAAGCTAAAAGGTATAAAGACATGAGCGATGACGAATTCCGAAACACTGTAAGCCAAAACTTGGGTTATTACTAGGAGTTAATCCATGGCCAATATGACCACAACCGCAGTCCTATCGCCGGCAGTCCGTGAATACTACGACCGCCTGCTGCTAATGACTGCCTATCCTATGCTCGTGCATACGAAATTCGCACAAAACCGAATTTTACCTGAAAAGATGGGCGACACCATCGTTTTCAGACGCTATGCACGACTAGCAACTGTGCCAGTGCCACTACAGGACGGCATAACCCCCCCCGGAGCTCTTTTATCGGCTACCGATATCAAGGCCCGTGTAGATTTTTACGGTAAAGAAGCAATTGCTGCATAAATGTTGCCGTAGTAAAATGTTACTGAATTCGGGGAAACTCCGAAAAGGACAATCCCGAGCCAAGCCGTAAAGGAAGGTGTAGAGACTATGTTTAACAACAAACTAGAGTTTAAAGGCGCGGTGATAGGCACACTCTTAGGAGACGCTTGCATACCGACGCCAACCAGAAAAATTACATGTCATCTTCAGCTGTCTCATAAGAAAGCTGATGAAGAATACTTAAATATGAAAGTTAATATGTTGCGATATTTAACAGAAGTAACAGTTAAAGAATATGATCAGAAACTTGATGATAAAATTTATCCGCAAGTATCTGCTCGAACTCGTTCACATCCTTTCTATAATAGTATCTATGATCACATGTATTATCAAGGCCGAAAGACCGTGGATGAACATGTATTGAAATGTTTAACACCTCTTGGGCTAGCACTTTGGTATTTTGATGATGGCACTTTAGCGGGTGAAATGGGTTGGAGAAATCCATATATTTGCTCACATAATTTTAACAAAATTGAAAATGAGCTTCTTTGTCGGATGGTACACAAGAGATTTGGTGTAACATTTAGAACTGTCAAAAAAAATATCAAAGATAAAACTTACTATTGGATGCGTCTAAGACGTAAAGACAGGGAAAAATTTTTGAATATTGTCGCACCATTTGCACCTCAATGCATGCGGCGAAAAATTGATCCACTATTTTACGAAAACGATGAAAAATATAGAGAAGAACACGAAATGTCATGTGAAATATGCTCTAAATCTTTTATCGCAAATACTCATTCAATTGCTAAAAACTGTAAAGAGTGTAATCAAAAAATATTAAGACAGGAGCATAGGTTTCATTATGATACACTCGCTAAGCAAAGGGTTTCAAAATGTATTCAATGTGATAAAACATTTGAAAAAAGACCCGGCAAAAAAACTGTTCATTGCAGCCGTAAGTGTTCTGGTAAGTCTCATTCTAGTTTCTGGGAAAACAAAAGAAGTAACCAGGCAATTGCCTGAAGATATAGTCCGAACCGCATGGCAACATGCGGAGGCGGCAGAAATGACCGTCCACCCTTTAAAGGGTAGTAACAAAAAGAACTTTGTACTCTTTACAAACCAAGTTGCGTTAACCGTCGAGGATAAGGTGCTTAACGAATCTTCCCGGCTACTTGCTCAAAACTTTGGGCAAACTGTCGACGAGATTGCCCGCGACGTGCTCGCCTCCACCACTAGTGTTACCCAATGCTCTAATGGATTAAATGGAAACACACCAACGGAATTGACCTCAGATGATATTTTTGGCGCTGTTCAAACTCTTTTGAATAACGACGCTAAAATGATTTCTAAAGTCGTTTCCGGTTCCACAAAGATTGCCACTCAGCCAGTTCGCCCAGCATTCTGGGGGATCATCGACACAGCTTTGTTAGATGATCTAGAAGCTGTTTCAACCTTTGTCAATGCGGCTAACTATGCCGGTAGCCAAACAGTCTTGGATGAAGAATGGGGAGCTACAAGAAACGTACGATGGATGTATACATCTGTCGGAAGCGTGACAAGCGCGACCCCTGCTGTTTACAACTGCATCATCCTCGGTCAAGAGGCTTACGCTGTTGTACGGCTCGGGTCTAACACAGGGGAATTCTATGTTGAACCGCTAGGTTCGGGTGGATCTGCTGACCCGCTGCATCAAAGGGGAAGCGTTGGGTGGCAACATCCCTTCGTCGCGAGAATCCTGAACGACGCGTTCATGAACAACCTACTCGCAACCCACTCATAAGGAGGCATATATGGCACAGATCAAGATCTTTAACTGGACTAACCCAGACCCAGCTGTCGCCCGCAATCTTGATTGCGGATTTCAGCCGGTGGAAGTTACCACAGTTGACGTCACTAACGGCGGTTCATTTTACTGGATTGACGGTATGGGTGACGGTTACTACTTAGACGTAGACTCCGGAGCTATAACAGCTGCCAACGGTATGACGCCATTGGCGCAAAGCACCCTTTATGGGCCTGCAATTACCGGCTTTACTAACGCGAACCCAGGCGTGATAACCGCTAGCAACATCGCACAATGCGGCGTTGTCGCCGGCGACACAATCTCCGTTTCTGGTGTTGCAGACGACAATACGGCAACTTCTCTTAATAGGAGTTATGTCGTCGCCTCTGTTACAGCTACAACGATTACAACCGACATCAATACTAGCGCCTATAGCGTCTACGTATCCGGCGGTATTGTAAAACGTGTAACTGATACTGCTGGGGATGAAATTCCTACAGAGAACTACGCCATTCAGGGCGTGACCATCGGCACCGGTTCTGTCGGGGCAGCATCTGCCGCGATGGTAGCCATTGTCAAAGGCGACAACCCTGTAGATTAATCATGCGAGGGGCTTTCGGGCCCCTCTTTTTTAAAGGAAAAAAGATAATGGAAATGCAAACGCAAAGACATGTTGAACTAGTCGATCCAAAAAAGATGGAGAAACTACCGATTATAAACATGGAAAATCCAAGTAAAAAAATAGATGAAAAAGAAGAAAAATACTTGAGGCAAACAGTAACTTATGAATTCATGAACCTCGAAGAACCGGGCGTTCCTCATACTTTCCCCTATGGCAATAGTAAAAATAGATACACGTTCACCCTTTTGCATGGCGGACGGTATAAATTGCCGCGGTTTATCGCACGACATATAGAATCAAGATCCACCCCTATATGGAAATGGATGCCTGACGGCACAGGTTCTATGATAAAATCTAGAATGGGTGTTAATCAACGCTTCCAAATGCGTGAAGTTTACGAGGGCTAAACAATGTCAAATTGGTCGCTAGCGGAAATTAGGCAAAAGGTTCGGCAGGTCTCGGGGAGATACTCCTCTGAAGATATCACCAATGAGCAGCTGGACGAATATATTAACAAATATTTCCAATACACCTTTCCGGCTGAGGCCAAGCTCGAAAGATTCCACTCCTTCTACGAACTCATTACCATAGCGAATCAACCATCCTACACGCAACCTTCGGGCTATGTAAACTTTGAAGCCCCGGCAACCATTGACCGCATAAAAATCGACTGGTATCAAGATTATTATCCCTTCTACAATCAAAATCCGCAGACGATATCTAGGCAAACTTTAGGCGTTGGCGATGGAGCCACTGTGGCTTTCTCAGGAACGGCGGCAGGCTTTCCCATCCTTCCAGCCACGGCAATAGTTAATGATGGCGTGGAGACGTTCCAAGACGTTTCTACGGCCTATACAACCGCCAATATCGCTATTGTCGGATCGGCAGGAGGCAACGCCACCCTGAACCTGTCCACAGGTGCGATCAATGCGACTTTTGCGACAGCCCCTCTTGATGGCGCGAATGTCTATTTTTCCTATTCCCAATTTATCGCGGGAACTCCCGTCGCCATATTGAATTATAACAACCAGTTTACCTTCTTTCCTGTTCCTGACCAGGCTTACAGATTCCAGGTTAAGGCATATTCCAACACCTTGGTGACTACCGCGCTTGGCGCGAACGCAGCCCTATTTGTCAATGCGACCGATCGCCCGCTTCTAGATGAATGGGGACCGATGATAGCTTACGGAACGGCTAAAGATATGCATGCCGATTTCGGCGAAATAGACGCGTACGCCGAGGTAGACGCACTATATAAAGAACAGATCTCTTATGTTCTACGTAGAACATTGCAAAATCTATTAAACGAACGGGCTATGCCCAGCTTTTAAGGT